GGCCATCGAGATTTCTCGTCAAATAATACTTCGAACTGACCTTCCGATTGGGTTTATGGTCCACCCTACGGTCAAGGCGCTCCAATTTGGAAAGTGAGTTCTTGTAAGAGAAAAAGGAGGCGCAAATGCGCTTGTGTTCACTGAACATTAGTTCGGATTCAGTGGTTGTCCAACTTTCATACTCCTCTTTTGCGGTTATGTTACTAAAACCTATTTTGTACATAGATTTCAGCATATCAGGAGTGAGTGGAGATTTTAAATCAGAGGTGTCAAGCTTCTCTTCATCGGCATCTGCCTTAGCCTTAATTTTGTCGGCTTCTACGACATTAAGGGCATCTTGAACAGTTATGCCGGACAAGACCTTAGAAATGAGACCTAAGTCACATTCACAGTCAAGTGACATGCCGTTACAGACGGGGCAAATGCAAATGCAGGACTTCGACGATTTTCCACAAATGGTGCAACCACTCGAGCTGGGTTTCCTTGATTTGAACTGGGCAAACTGAGCTTTATTGAGGTCGCGGACTTTCGTCGGTTGTTTGGGTGCTTGACCCTGTGGTTTCTTCTGAGATTCACTTATAGTTGGAAATTGTTGGACATGCTCAAGTGGCATCTCAGGAATAATGTCAATGACCGCGTGTGCCATGGGGCCATTAGACGGTGAAGGGGCTTTCTTTACTGTAAAAGAGGAATCAGCATAAGAAGCCAAAAGCTCACTCGAAAGATTGCGTGCGAGTGGCTTGGGGACCGATCCATCATTATCTGGCATAATGACGAATTCGGCATCATCGTTGGAAACTTTTAATTCATTTGGGAGTGTGTTTTGGAACGGAGCAAGACTAATACTTTTACCCACACGACCGTCTCTGTCGGTGGGAGGATGTCGTTTTTCGGATGCATCCTGTGTATGGGAACCGTTATTATCAATAGAAACTTCCATGATGTTATTTGTAATCCAATAACGAGATCGGCTGCCGCCTTATAATGTTGCAGGCCCGGACAGACATGCTGCAACAAGTTCAAATCATCGATTTATCAGAACCTGTCCCAATAGGTTGTGATATCCTTGACGCCATTACACCCTTGGCGAGGTGAAATGCTGTTACCGTTA